ATGAAAAAAGAAACCGTAAGCCGATTTAATGAGGAGACATTCACTACCTCAGACCTTACCGCCTTAAAAGGCAAATACCTAACTGAAAATCTTTATCGCCGTTGGGAAGAAAAATTTATTGATGAGGATACAGGCGAGTATGTCCCTATTGAGCGCAGGGAAATTATCCTTTATCAAGGTGAAGAACTAACTGATGACAACCTGCAAACAATCAAATTCTTTATGGATAGCGGCGAACTAAAAGAAGTATCAGTTAGCAACCTACAACGCTCGGCACGATTGGTAGGAGGTAGTGCTACCATTTGGACGGCAGTGGTAGATGACAATGACAAAAAGCGCACGTTTTATCTGTATGCCAATAGTGCTGCCGTAGCACAGCAAATCATCACCGACTACGTGGAGCAGCATTATAAGGGAACGTTTGAAATAAAATCACTCAAAGAGCAGCAGTATTTTACCCTTGTATCATTGGCAAAGAAAAACAGCGATGAGGAGCAAAATAAGTTCTATCAGATAGAGGTAGAAATAACAGTAAATAAAGAGTCTTATCCAATGCGCTTTTTGGTGAAAGCACCTAATGCAGAAGAAGCAAAAGTACTAAGCGAGGCGTTTTATGAAACTTATATGCGTGTGGCTGATAAGGATAAAGAATTACCTCCTTATACAATGACCTTGTTATCGGCAAAAACGCTGAATGTAGAGGCAGTTATAGACCACCAGTTTTGCAAGGAATATATAGATAAAAGCAAAGAAACGTTGTAATGTAGCCATTGTGCACCCCGATAGGCAAGCACTCACGTTCGAGCCGTGAGCGGGGGCAAAGTTTACGTAACCAAATGTCTAAAACCTGTCCAAAAAGAGGGCTATTTAAGACGATAAAACAGTATCGCAAACAACACAACTACCTAATAACAAACCCCTACCAAATGGCTAAAAAGCCGTCTAATTTGTTTAACCCGATTTGAAGGAGATTGAGTGCGCATAAATCTTTATCAAATCTCTAATTTCAAATCAAAATGAATGAGTATCAAGAGTTTTTAAAATCAAAAGAACGAAAAGTAGCCGAAGCGGGTTTTGAACTTCCTGATGAAAAACTAAACCCTAACCTATTCGACTTTCAGCGTTACATCGTGAGCAAGGCACTAAGAATGGGGCGGTATGCCATCTTTGCCGACTGCGGACTTGGAAAGACCCTAATGCAATTGGAATGGGCACACCAAGTAAGCAAGCACACACAGAAGCCTGTAATAATACTTTGCCCGCTGGCAGTAGCAGGACAAACCATACAAGAGGGGCAAAAGTTCGGTATCAAGGTCCAAAAGTATGACAATAACGAACCATTACAAGGCGTGTATATCAGCAATTACGAGCAGTTGGATAATATCAATACCGCTCATTTCGTAGGGGTAGTGCTTGATGAAAGTTCAATACTGAAAAACTTCACCGGCAAGTACAAAAACGCTCTTATCAAAGAGTTTAAAAACACCCCTTACAAATTATGCTGCACAGCTACTCCAAGTCCTAACGACTTGAACGAAATAGGTAATCATTCAGAATTCCTTAACGTATTAGATGCTCAGGATATGCGTGCTAAGTGGTTCGTGCGTGATGAGGGTATGAATAACTACCGATTAAAAGGGCACGCTAAAAACGACTTTTACGGCTGGATTAGTTCGTGGGCTACTATGCTTACCAAACCTTCGGATATAGGCTTTAAGGCTGAAGGCTATGAGTTGCCTAAACTCAATTACATCGAAAAGGAAATACAGACAAAAAAGCGTGATAATGGTATGCTTTTCAACCCTTACTCGGTGAGTGCTACCGAATTCCAAAAGGAATTGCGTAACACGCTTGACCAGCGATTAGAAGCAGTAGCCGAGATAGTAAATAATTCAGAGGAAGCGTTTATCATTTGGGTAAATCAGAATGAGGAGGAAAAGAAAGCCCTTGCGCTTATCCCCGATGCAGTAGCGGTGAATGGTAACGAAAAAACAGAAGTCAAAGAAAAGAAACTACTCGGATTTGCTAATGGTGAATTTAGGGTGCTGGTAACGAAAAAGAAAATAGCCCAATTCGGTATGAACTTTCAGAATTGCCACAATCAAATATTCGCAAGCCTCGACTTCTCATTCGAGGGTACATACCAAGCCGTCAGACGCTCTTACCGCTTTGGACAAACAAAAGAAGTAAATATCTATTTCATAACTACAGACACAATGGAAAACGTAAAACAAACTCGTGAGCGCAAAGAACAACAATTTAAGGAAATGCAGTCCCAAATGAATAAATTCATCAATGGCAACGCCTTCGGACTACTCAACTCGTACGAGTTTAAAGAAGTAAAAACGCCTAACTATTGGCTGATGAAAGGCGACAGCTGCATAGAGATAAAGCGCATTCCTGATGACTCAGTCGATTTAATCATCTTCAGCCCCCCATTTAGTTCCTTATTTACCTACTCAAACTATATTCACGATATGGGTAACAACGAAAGCCACGAGGACTTTTTTAAGCAATACACATTCCTTTTGCACGATTTGTACCGTATCCTTAAACCAGGGCGATTAATGGTTTGCCATACCAAAGATTTGGCTGTATATAAGAACTCAAGCGGCTACACAGGGCTGTATGACTTCACAGGCGACCACCATAGAGTTGTAGAGTCCGTAGGCTTTAAATACCACTCAAAGGTGAATATATGGACCGACCCCGTATTGGAAATGCAGCGCACCAAAACACAACGCCTGCTATATAAACAGCTTCGCAAGGATAGTAGTTATACAGGCGTGGGGCTGCCCGAATATTGTACCATATTCCGCAAATGGGAGGGTAATGAAGAAGATTGGACACCGATAAACAACAAGAATAAAAACAACTTCCCCTTAGAGGTTTGGCAACATTGGGCGTCCCCTACTTGGAATGTAGAGAAGGGCGATATAGAACACCTTCACAAAATAATGGAAGATTACAAGGTAAATACGTGGTTTGATATTAAGCGTACCGATGTACTCAATGGCAAAAAAGAGGCTACCGATTTAGGCGATGAGAAGCATATTGCCCCGCTACAATTGTCAGTCATTAAGCGTTGTGTGCAGATGTGGAGCAACAAGGGTGAAACTGTATTTACACCCTTCTTAGGGATAGGCAGCGAAATATACGAAGCCGTTAGTTTAGAACGCTATGGTATAGGAATAGAGCTTAAAGACAAGTACTTTGAAACCGCTGTTAAGAATGTGAATACAATAACCGAAAAACAACGACAATTAACGTTATTCTAAATACATCATTCATTTGTCTCCCCTTGTCTTTGGCGAGCGTTATTATTTGGCGTGCCATTGTACAAATAGCAAGTTAAGGGCAAGGGGAGTTTTTTAAACAAGTACATAACACCTAAAACACAAAAGTAATGGGAAGAAACGTAAAACAAGGCTTCAATTACTTTTCTTTAGATGTGGACATATTTTCTGACATCAAGATTCGGAAACTAATCAAAAATCATTCGGGGCGAGCATTGAGCGTCTATATATGCGTTTTGGCTTTTATCTACCGCAATGGATATTACGTGCTTAACGATGAAGATTTTGGCTTTATAGTCTCAGAGCAAACTGGGGATAAAGTTGAGTTTATAGAAGCGGTCTTAGACTACTGTGTGAAAGTAGGATTATTTTCTGCTGAGATGTTTGAACAGGGCGTTTACACCTCAAAAGGAGTACAAGAAAGGTACTTAACAATGTGTAAAGCGTCCAGAAGAAATATTGTTTTTTCCGAATATACCCTCATTTCTTCCAAAGAAATAGGTATAAACTCCGAAGAAATAGCTATAAATTCGGAAAAAACGCCTATAAAGAAAAGTAAAGTAAATAATATTTCTTTTTTAGAAAAAAAGAAACAAAAAAGCGCGTGTGTCAATTTTGGCGAGGAAGAAAAAAAAGAACAGCCTTTAAACGCTGAAAAAGAAACCTCCCCCCAAGTTGCGCCCGCCCCCCCTCCTTTCAATTTTAGAAAGGCAATGCTTGCGGAAGGTTTTGCCCCCGAACTTGTAGATGAGTGGCTCAAGATACGCAAAGCAAAGAAAGCCGTCAATACCGAACGAGCGTTTAATGACTTCATCAATCAGGTACGGCTAACAAGGCAGGATATAAATGCGGTACTGAACATTGTAGTTCAAAAACAATGGAAAGGTTTTGAGGCTGATTGGCTACATAACACACAAGCCCCTCACCTCATTGCTAACAATCAAATATTCTTAGACGAAAATGGAAACATCATTACAAACGCTGAGTCGTACGGACAACAGTCCACAGTCAGCAAATCTCCTTATTTTGCAGGAAGACAAACCCTTGAAAATATTAGAAACAATAGTCAAGGCTGGGGAACTCACATCGTTGGAGATAGCTAAAATAGGACACCAATATCTACGACTTAGAGACTACAACCGTAAGGAGGTAAGAATACAAGAAGCATTCGGTTATCTCTTTGCACACATTGCTACTCTTGTAGGGCTTAAGGGAGAAATCGACCCTTTGCAAAAGCAGGAGATATGGAATGCTGTTTTTGATAAATTTGCAGGATTGTCTTTTCAGGAGATATACAAAGCCTTTCAGATGGATAGAAGGGGAGATTTTGGGGAAGTAACTAATCCTTATCAGTTTTTTGACTCGTCTTACGTCTGTACGGTTTTAGGGAAATATCGCCAATGGCTACAAGACACTCAGCGAGCGCATAACATTAACATTTCACAATTACCCGAAAAACAAAATACGATGACAGAAGATGAAAAAGAAAAAAACGTGCTTCGTTGGCTCAATGAGCATTTTGAGGAGTACAAGGAAAAAAAGGAATTGCCTATGCTATCCGTGCCTATTTATGATACTCTCTATCAGCGAGGTGTATTACAACCTTATTTTGCCACACTTACAGAGAAGGACAAGCAACTAATGCGAGCGGAAACCGAGAAGCGACTTCGACAAGAGCAAAATAAGGCAAAAGATAAGCAGGAATATAGTGCTATTAGGGCATTGATAGAGCATTTTCAAAACAGCACCAATGACCCTGACGGAAAATTAAGAAGGTTCAAAAAAGAAGATACTTTGAAATTCTTTTACAATCACCTCATTACACAAGGCAAAGAACTTTCGGAATTATTAAAACTTAATAAACAATGAAAACACTAAAAAAATGAACAAATGAGAACAATCAAATTTAGAGGATTTACAACAGGTTATTCTAAAAAGGATAATGATTGGGTATATGGATTCTTATCGGCAAGAGGGTTGATACAACATAATACTGTCTTCAATATTATTGTTGATTATGAAATTGATGAAAACTCAATTGGACAATTCACAGGCTTGTACGACAAAAATGGCACTGAAATCTATGAAGGCGATATTCTTGCCCACGATTATGGAGGTTACAGCCTTATTGTGTACCGAGAGGAATGTATGGCATTCTGCCGTATCGATGCCAAAGATGTAGGCAACATCAATGGGTACTACAATCTTCACGAAGAGGCTTGGCGTTCGTGTTTGCAACGTGCTAAAGTTATTGGAAACCAATATGAAAACCCCGAATTGTTAAACTATAAAGAAGAAGATTAGACAATGGAAAATACTTTAATGGTAGAAAAAATCAAAGAATCTGTATTAAAAGATATAACAGAAAAACAAAAAGCAGGAAAATCTATCTCAGAAATATTAGAAGAAAGTAGAGGTTTTACAATAACAAATACCTACTACAACAATTTTGTAAATTTAAATAGAAACAATGAGAACAATCCAAGAACTCGTGCCACTCATTCATCAGTGGGCAAAAGAAAGAGAAATCTATGAGCAACTAACGCCCTTTGACGAACTCCTGAAAACCCACGAGGAAGTTGGCGAACTTATCAAAGCGTGTTATGACAACGACAAACCCGCTATTCAGGACGCTATTGGCGATGTAATGGTAACGCTCATTAACTACTGCTATAAGGAAAGAATAGATGTATTAGAGCAAATCAATGATGTTTTGAATTTTGAAGAAAAGCGAAGATATATCAAAGTACAGTTAGCATTAAACATTCAAGATAGTTTAAATCGTCTAATGCACGCTAATTTTAGATTATTAGGGATAGGTGGAGAAACGCCCTTTTTGTATTTTTATGAAATAACTTCTATAATTGGTTATTTAGATGATATAGCATTTTTAGAAAACACCACCCTTGAGGAGTGTCTAAACATTGCCTACAACGAAATTAAAAACAGAAAAGGCAAGATTATTAACGGAAAATTTGTGAAAGATTAATTAAAAAAGAAAATGATGCAAATTATAAATAATACAGGTGCCATAATCAAAGAACAAATTAACTTAGGTGACATTGATAATTTGAATATTGATGATTTGTTTAAAAATAACACTAATGACAAGAAAATGAAAAATAAAAAATACACCTTTTGTAAAATATTTGACCTTGAGGATAAGCAAATTCTTATTCGAAAAGATTATTGTGAGGAAGATCGTTACAAAATTAAAGTATCTACCTTTAATGGAGAGATATTAAGCTCTTTTTCTTTTGGTTATATAAAAGAGGAAGAAGCGGATGAATGTTTTGATTCAATAACAGAAGAAGAAGTATTAAGATATTTAAAAAATATAGATACAAAAGAGACTAAAGATGAAAAATAACAACTACCCCACTTGGCTTGTACCCTTAGAAATAGCCCAAGAACTTAAAGAAATAGGTTTTGATGAGCCTTGTACATTTGCTATTGATTACACACAATTAATTGAGCCCTTCCTTGTTCAGTACTGCAATAAAGGTTATAACGTAGTGTTTTGTGGTGAAATTAAAAATTTAACATACAAAACACTTGACAAGAATTTACTTGACAAGATTGCAATTATCCCCACTTGGACAGATGTCTTAGCGTGGTTTAGAAAAAAGAATCTTGTAGGGCTTGTATCCTATCGTTATAGAGATAAGAACAATAAAGGTTTTTCATTCGAAATATTAGACGAGGATACGGATGTTTTTCTCTATAATACTTACGAACAAGCCCAAGAAGCACTCGTGTACAAACTAATTGAAATCTATAAAAGTGAACAAAATGAAAATCTACATATCAGGAAAAATCAGCGGTACAGACCTCACCGAAACCCGCAAACGCTTTGCCGCTGTAGCCAAAGCAATGAAAAGATTAGGCTATGAACCCGTGAATCCCTTAGAAAACGGACTATCAGAGCAAGACACTTGGGAAGTGCATATAATCAAAGACATTGCTACACTGCTACAATGCAAGGCTATCTATATGCTACAAGGCTGGAAAGACAGCAAGGGCGCACGTATCGAGCATTACATCGCTACCGAAATAGGAATACCTATAATGTACGAGATAGAAAAGTTATAAATATAACAAAATAATTTTCACAAAAAAAGACGGGCAAAATGCTCGTCTTTTTGGGTGTGATAGTCAGGTGATTGCAGTTTTGCAATGTTAAAATGCAACGTTAATAGTAACGTTGCAAAATATTGATATACAAAAAGTTACAACAAAAAAATATTAGGAATTATTTAAATCATTCCGTACCTTTGCACCGTTAAACTAAGAAATACAAAAAAATGGAATTATCAATACCTACACAACAAGGAATTACTACAAATAAAACCATTACAAGCCTTGAACTTGTAGAGCAAATCAACCTTTTTAGAAAAGAAGAAGGTAAGGATACATCTTTAAGACACGACACTCTTTTAAACATCATAAGAGACGAGTTTGAGGAAGAAATAGGTCTCCAAAAAATATTGGAGACCCAATATACACACCATCAAAACAAACAAAAATACCCTATGTTTGAACTCACTATCGCACAAGGAAAGCAAGTCTTATTAAGAGAAAGCAAATTTGTACGTAGGCACGTAGTAGCTTGGTTAGAACGCTTTGAGGAAGCTAATAAGCCAATGACAGCAGGCGAAATATTAATGGCTCAAGCACAAGGAATGATAGCATTAGAGAAAGCACAACAACTACAAGCGCAACAAATAGCCTTGCAAAATGAACGCCTTACCAAAATAGAAGCTAAAATCACCACTAAAAATGAAGATTATTTTACCATTTCAGGGTATAGTAATATAATAGGCAAAAAAGTACCCTTACAAACAGCTATTGCGTTAGGAAGAAAGGCTGCTAAAATATGCGTACAAAGAGATATACCAATGGGTAATGAATACGATGCAAAATATGGATTTGTGAAAAGCTACCCTACTGAAGTATTAAGAGAAGTTTTTGAAACAAAATAACCCACTATGAAACACCAAGAAAGCACACTCCAAACCGCCTGCGTTCGTTGGTTCAGATACCAATACCCACACCTCATCATTTACGCCGTTCCTAATGGTGGCAGTCGCAACGTTCGTGAAGCACAACGCCTCAAAGCAGAGGGCGTATTGGCGGGAGTTGCTGACTTGGTAGTACTCCTCCCCCAAGGTAAAAGCATTTATATCGAGATGAAAGTAAAAGGTAATCGACAAACAGACAATCAAAAAGACTTTCAGAAGAAAGCCGTCGCACTGGGACATACATACGTTGTATGCTACACCTTTGAGGAATTTCAAAAAGTGATAGAAGATTTCATTAGCATACACGATTATTTTGCCCCAAAGATTGAGGGCTTTAAAAGAAGAATATAATGTATAACCCCTAATAAAAAATACTATGATATTAAAAGAAATACATCAATCTGTAGAAACCATAACTGGACAGCCATTAAGTAGCATTGAGAACAAAAAGCTATTTTGTGGATTAGCAAGGAAACACGACACAACCGTCCCTCAATGCCAAATAGCCGAATATCTACAAGTACCATTGTCTAATATATCCTATTATCTCAAACAACATACGATATTGAGTAAAAATGTAGGATATAATTACATCTTCAAAAAAATAGAAAGCGACCTTATTCAGCGTTGCAAACAGTCATAATTTATTCTTTTTTCAATTGGTTTTGCTACCGCCCCTAATGTTATAATTAGAGGCGGTAGATTTTTATATAAATTCCATTACTACACAAAAAGAGTTATTCATCACCATCTTTTGTATCCTCCTGCTGAAACCGCTCTTTCAGCTGCATACTATCCGCCTCCTTGCGCACAAGGTACTCAATAAGGTTCGCTTGCGACATTCCTTTTTTATCCGATAATTCTTTGAGGAGTGTTAAAAACGCTTCTGAGGCTCTAATCTGAAAAACTTTATCTTTTACACGTGCCATATACAATTATTTATAATTAACATTGCAAAGATATAAAGTAACACATAATAAATTACTAATGTAATTACATTTAACAAAATTTTAACACAAAATATTTGCACGTAATTATAAATGTAATTACCTTTGCACCGTCAAACAATAAGAACAAGTAATAACATTAAATACATTAATAGTATGAAAGCATTAGAATTAAAAGACCTCAAAGCAGGTAACATTTACAAAAGAGTAGACAAAAATTACTACACAGAATACAGTGCTTATGTAGAAGTAATTTCAGAAGGGTTACGAGTTTATTGTAACTATTTTTTCATAATGTATAATGAACAAGGTGAAGTTGCTTACTTCTATGTTAATAAGAATTGCCAATTAAAAGAGATTCAAACTCTTTATGCAAGATATGAACTTTCTACTGAAAAAGAGTTCAAAGCAGCTCTAAAAATGATAAAAGACGGTCTAACATTTTAAAACAATATCAAAAATGAATGCACAAATTAAACCAGAAATGTTTTACACCTTACCTTATTTCGAGTCAAGCACTAAAAGAATTATAGCAACTAATGCCCCTATAAAATTAGGGCGAGGCGTTAAAGAAATTAACCCTTATACCAATTACAAATACGCATACTTAGTTACTTTAAAAGCTTTTGAAACATTAAGTACTACTCACCAATTAATATATAAAGAATTTTAAACAATCAGACCTAAGCAAGTCTTTAAACTGCTTTTTAAATAAATTTAATAACCTTTTAAAAATCAAATTACTATGTATACTTATATACCAACGACAGAAAAAGCAAAAACAATTAGACAAGAATTAAAACAATTAGGCTACAACAATAAAAAAGTATCTGTAAGGTGCGATGGTGGTAGCATTAACGTAACACTTAAATTCATACCTAATACAGAACAAGTGAAAGAAGTGAAAAAAGTTGCTGAAAAGTTTGAAAAAATACACTATGATGAAGCAACTGGTGAAATACTAAGCGGCGGTAATACTTTTGTATTTGTAGAATACCCTCGAAACGAAGAAGAACTAAAAAGACAATTGCGCTACCTTTACTAACCACAACGCCCTGAGCAAGGCGCAAAAAGGCTCAATACCTTAGTAATAACCTTAAAACACTATATCAAAATGAAAAATACCGATAAAAAAACAGTCTTTTACCTTGCTTGGCAGTTTGCACGCCAAACTGGTTTATCATTCAGTGAATGCCTCAAAAAAGCGTGGGCAAATATCAAACTCAAAGCTAAAATGAGCACCCAGATAGTACGCTTTTATTTTCAAAAAGTAGACGGATCAACCCGTGAAGCGTGGGGTACATTACGCCCCGATTTGTTACCCCAAACTGAGCACTCTCAACGCAAAAGCAATAATACTGTACAAGTATATTTCGATACCGAATGCCACGAATATCGCTGTTTTAAGAAGTTCAACCTTGTAAGTATCGCATAAAATCACTATATTTGCAACAAATAACGCTACTCTAAAAAATTACTAACTTTTTACTAAATCACAAAAGCATTATATAGCAACAATCGTCGTACCTTTGCCCTACCAGCGGGGTAGAGCAGTAGGCTAGCTTGCGTGTTTAACTTGCACGAGGTCGCTGGTTCGAGTCCAGCCCCCGCAACTAATAAAATATCACAATATGAAAGTATTAACATTACAAATCAAACGCCCTTATTTAGAAGATATTCTATCAGGGGCGAAAACAAAAGAGTATCGTGAAATTCGTCCAAAGAATGCCGATAAGTATGTTATCCAAAATCCAGAGGCAGAAGATGAAGACCAATGGCTTCAACCAGTAAAGTATGATGCTATTAGGTTTTTCAATGGTTATGCAAGCAACCGCCCTGAAGTACTTATCGAAATCACCAACTCTGAAATTGAACTATCTATCGATGAAAATGGTGAAGAAATTACCTACGAAGAAGATGGTCAAGAGTACATCGAAGCCCAAATGGTTTATACATTAGGCAAAGTGATAAGTAAGAAAAATATTTAATAATCCTTTAAAACATTCAGCTGAGTTAGAAAGACACAAATCCAAAAACAAATCAACAGAACATCGGGTATTAGTAGAGTAGCCCGATATGGTAGAAATCAAAAAGGTCAAGCGTTGTCAGTACAACAACGTAGGCGAAATGTATATGCTGCTGTTAGAAAACAAGCAGGACTTTCAGCGGGTTAATATATGAATATCTACCAACACACACAGCAAGTAATAGACACGGTTAAGGCTAAAACTAACCGTGTTTTGCTATTTTATTCCTGCGGCAAGGATAGTATTGCATTACTACACTGGTGCGCCCAAAACTTCGATGAAGTAGTATGCGTATTTATGTACTTTGTAAAAGACCTTGAACATATCAATAAATTCATAAACTTCTCAAAAAAGCAATACCCTAACATCTCATTTATACAACGTCCTCATTACGCCCTTACTTATATCAATAAATCAGGGTTATTCTGTACCCCTCAAAATACACGCATACTCAAACTATCAGATATTATACAATCAGTACGCCTCGAAACACAAATTGAGTACGTATTCTTAGGAATGAAACAGTCCGATAGTATGAATAGGCGTATAATGTTACGACAATACGAAATGCAAGCCATTTCACCTACAAAACTCGTGTATCCTTTTTCTCTATGGAAAGACAAAGATGTATTGCGATACATCAGCAACAACCGATTACCAAAGCCTATCCAATATGGAAACAAGAAAAGCAACGGAATAACATTTGACCTTGATGTATATCTATACCTACGTGAGCATTATCCTAATGACTTGCAGAAAATATTAGATGTTTACCCATTATCTGAAAAAATACTATTTGATTATGACCAAAAAAACAAAAACACCGAAGGAACTATACAAGCAAAGTGAAACGATCACCATACAACGTTCACAAATAAACTTTGCCCCTTTCAATCCTAAAAGGCATACAGACGAGCAAATAGCACAAATGCGTAAAAACATCAAAAATGTAGGCTTTTTAGGGGGCATTATTTGGAATGAACAAACCTCAAACCTTGTAGATGGACACAAGCGGGTAATGTCCCTTGATATTATCCACAAGTACGATGGTACATCCGAAACTGACTACACAATCAAAGTAGAAAAAGTATCTTTTGACCTTAAAACAGAAAAGGAACAAAATATATTTCAAACGCGCTCGCGTACCGAACTTGACGAAGAACTAATGCGCTCGCTCATTCCTGATATTGATTATCTCAATGCAGGGCTTGATGATTATGACCTCAATCTATATGCAGTAGATTATTCTTCCTTTGAAGTACCCGACCTATCACAAGCTATAGAAGATACATACGCTCCAATAAAGCAAGAAAAAGACATTGAGCGAGAAATATCCAATGAAGAGAAAAAGCAACAAGTCAAAGAAGCAAAAGAAGCTATCAAACAACAAGCTATTGAAAAAGCCCAAAATTTAGATGCTTATGTAACGCTTTCATTTGATAACTGGAAAAACAAAGAAGCCTTTATGCTCCGTATGGGGTTTGACCCTGAATTTAAAATGATAAAAGGGGAAACACTATCGGCAAAGGTAGAACGCATAGACTAATAACATTTAATAACTTTTGATATGAAACCCCGTAAGAAAATAGATAACGAAAAATATACTGATGAGGAACTAAAACAAGCTCTTATCAAAGCCAACGGACAGCCTACTAAGGCAGCCGAAATACTTGGTGTTACCTATCCATCTGTATATGGGCGTATTCGTAAAAACCCAGAGTTGGAAATCGTCCAAAAAGCATATCGAGCACGCACATTCAATGATGTATCTAACTTGGTATCTGCCATTGCTATTATAGGCGTTATCCGTGAACCTCTCACTGATGAAGAAGGTACAGTAATACCTAACCAATTCCGTGAAGTGCCAGTAGACTACAAAACACGAATGACCGCAATGCAAACTGTACTATCCACTTTCAAAACCGATGAAGGTATAAAAGAAGAAGTTTCCGTACAAGGTTCTATCGACATCGCTCAGTGGCTCAAAAGCAATAGCAAAAGTAATGATTAAAACGCAACCTGTATATAATCCCCTATATCTGAATAAAGATAAGTTCATTATCATACTTTCAGGAGGTCGAGGCAGTGGCAAGTCGTACAACGCATCTACCTTTTTGGAACGCTTATCTTTTGAAGCAGGGCATAAGATACTATTTAGCCGTTATACTATGGTATCAGCCCATAGTTCTATTATACCAGAGTTTGAGGAAAAGATAGAAGCAGAGGGTACACAAGCGTATTTTAACATTACTAAAACAGCTATCAAAAACACTTTTTCAGGCTCTGAAATCCTCTTTAAAGGAATTAAGACCAGTTCAGGTAACCAAACCGCCAACCTTAAATCATTACACGGTATTACCACTTTCGTAGGTGATGAAATGGAGGAATGGCTATCAGAAGAGGACTATGAGAAACTAATACTATCAATCCGTCAAAAAGGCAAACAATTACGGGTTATTCTCATTCTAAACCCATCCAATGCCGAGCATTTCATCTATAAAAAGTACATTGAAAAAACACATAAAATAGTAAATATTGACGGTGTAGAGGTGCAAATATCCACCCATCCCGATGTATTGCATATTCATACTACCTACTTTGATAATATAGAAAATCTTAATGAGCAGTTTTTTAAACAGATTGATGAAATCAAAACCCAAAGCCTCGCACAAGCTACTGATGAGCAAGGAAATTTCTCTCAATCTATGTTTAACAAAACCAAATACGCACAAAAAATTATAGGTCGCTGGGCTGATGTATCCGAAGGGGTAATATTCACCGATTGGGAGATTGGAGAGTTCGACACTTCACTACCTTATGGTTACGGACAAGATTACGGATTTAGCATTGACCCTGATACGCTCATTAAGGTAGCAGTGGATAAAAGAAGAAAGATTATTTACATTGATGAAAAATACTATAACAACAAGCAATTATCCTCTGACGGGCTTTACCAGCTTAATAGCACCCTAATCGACCACCCTGACGACCTTATCGTAGCCGATAGTGCCGAGCCTCGCCTGATTGCAGACCTAAGAGACAAAGGACTAAATATTGAACCTTGCGAAAAAGGAGCAGGAAGCGTATCGGCTGGTATTACTACTATGCTCAATTATAAGTTAGTGGTAACGCATCACAGCTTCAACGTAATGAAAGAGTTAAAAAATTACGCTTGGAACGATAAAAAAGCAGGTATACCCATAGATAACCACAACCACGCTATAGATGCTATTCGTTATATCACAATGAAGCTGCTAAGTGGTACAAATAACAACCTATATCAACTCGCCTCAATGATTTAAAAAAATATAGCAATATGAACGAACAATCTATTACACAAGAAGAATTTAAAACAAATGCTACAACTGTAGATATTGAGCCTTACAAACGCCAGTACGATGTAAAAAAGCACGATATATTCCAAAACAAACACAAATATCCTGACCAGTCTATTTTGATACCAATCACAGATGAAGAGGGTAATCCTATGTTAGATGCTAACGGAAAGGAACGTTTTAGAAAAAGTTATCGTGCGCTCAATCGTGTAGGATTACCTTATCAAAAACGTATTGTAGATATTGCTACAATGTTCCAAACCGCTATTCCCTACAAGTACACCGCTGAAGATAGTCCACTATTTACTGCCTTTCAGTCAGTTATCAAGGCTAATAAAATGAACTTTTCAGACAGCAAAATATGTACAGAGGTAAAACGTTATACGCAAGTAGCTGAATTGTGGTATTTAGAAGAGCAACCTAATGAAAAATATGGCGTAAAATCCGACTTTTTGTTGTACCACAAAATACTATCCCCTGAAAAGTATAACCTATACCCACGTTTTGATGATAATGATAACCTCATATCATTTGGAATTGAAAGCACAAGTAAGGACGGTAAAAAAAATATATTCCAAGCCTTCACCACTGAATTTATATATACTTTCACTACTGAAAACGGACAAACTACTACCGAAGTGAAAGAAAATATCATCGGTAAAATACCAGTAGTATTGTACCAGCAAGATAAACCCGAATGGGATGCCGTACAGCACCTTATTGAGATTGCCGAAGTACAACGTACCTACTTCTCTGAAAGTAACAGAAAATTTGGTGAACCTATTCTAATGATAGCAGGCAAAGTCGAGGGGAAAATGTCAGGTAACAACACGGGCGGTAAAGTCTTTGAAGTAAAAGATGGTGGAAACGTGCAATTTGTCGTACCTCCCAATGCTAATGAGAGTTTCGACAAAGAAATGAGTATGAACCGCCGTGATATACACGAGTTCTCACACACCCCCGACCTTTCCGATGAGTTCTACGCTGGCAAGGGCAATATGCTATCAGGCGTAGGGCGCAAACTCGCTTGGCTACCCGCACACCTCAAAGTGAAAGACAATGAAGCTATATTCATACCCGCATTACAAAGGCGTATCAATATCATTTTGGCTTTCCTTTCAAAGATGTATTTACCCTTTGAAAAGGAAATGAAAGATATAGATATTACCCCTATCATTACCCCATTTGATATTGATGATGATACCGAAATGATACGTACCCTTACAGAAGCCAATGGTGGCAAGCCTCTTATATCACAGCGTGAAGCAATGCAGCGTTTTGGTATCACCGACCCCGAAGCCCAATTACAGCAAATTAAAGACGAGGAAAATAGCAACCTCAATGAAGCAAGTATCTAATGAACTATGATGATCAACATAGGAAGCACCTAATGGCATACCTACAACAGATAGAACGATTGTTTTATCAGCTTGTAGGTACAGCCGTCTTTATAGCCCTTAAAACCGATTATAAAGAACTCATCACAAGTACATTATTTGCTTTTGCAAACACAAAGAAAGGTAAATCTTTTGAAAAGGAATTAGCTAATTTCAGCAACCAATTAGACCAAATCATAAAGCAAGGTATCGCCAAAGAATGGGCATTTGCCAATATCAAGCAAGATAATCTACTAAGAGAAGGACTAACCAAATATAAAAACCTTGAAGCCCTCGAAACATTTAAAACGCGTAAAATTAAAGATTTTACCATTTCCGACCGTGTATGGGACATTGCTAAAAAAGCACAAACAGAATTAGAACTCGCCTTATCTGTTTCCTTGGAGGAGGGTAAAAGCGCGGTACAGTTAAGCCGTGAGATACGCAACCTATTGAACAATCCTACCGCCCTATTTCATAGAGTTAGGGATAAATATGGTAACCTTGTACTAAGTAAGAACGCCCAAAACTATCACACTGGGCAAGGAGTGTATAGAAGTGCCTACAAAAACGCTTTGCGACTTGCAAGTAATGAGATTAATGTAGCCTATAAGTCCGCTGATTGGTTACGGATACAGCAAAACCCTGATGTAGTAGGCTTTGAAGTACGCCTATCCCCACAGCACAAAGTCTATGATATGTGCGATGAACTCAAAGGCAAATACCCCAAAACATTCCACTTTCACGGCTGGCACGTAGGCTGCAAATGCCATATAGTGAGTATTCTCAAAACACCCGATGAACTCATCAAGGAATTAAAAGCTGATGAAAACCTACCCCCCGAAAGTTCATCTAATTACGTAGGTGATGTGCCGAGTAATTATAAGCAATGGGTAATCGACAATAAATACCGCTTCAAGAATTGGAAAACAAAGCCCTATTTTATTGAGGCTAATAAAGAGACATCTATAAAAAATGACATATCTCAATTAATGAAAAAAGCCATCAAATCAGAGCCTGAAATAACAGCACTACTTAATAAACTCACTAAGGAATTAGGAGGATATGCAACACCTATTAACTATAAAAGCCAAGAGTCTATTTTGCGCAAAGTTACCGATGAACTCGATGGAAATGTAACAGGCATTAAAGATAGTATAAGGGCTACAATCATTGTACCTGAAGAAAAAATGAAAAATATTTTGCTGTATTTAGAAAAAAGTAGTATATTTGCACGTGTTAAAAAACAAACCCCCGAACAATTCTTAGGGTATAGTGGTATTCTTACCAATATTCGCACACAGCAAAATATCTTCGCTGAAATTCAATTTAATACCGAAAAAATGATTTACGCTAAAGAAACACCTCCTAATGCAATTCGCATTTTGGGGCAAAAAAGATATGATGATATAAGAAAAGAAACAGGGCTTGAAGGTGGTTTAGGACACAAATACTATGAAGAAATAAGAGTGCTTAAAGCAAAAGCAAATAATACTCCTGATGTATTAGAGCGCATAACTGAGTTGGAAAAACAATCGTTTAACTATTACAGCAAATTCAGATGAGTAACCATACACAAATATTAGAGAATTTTCAAAACCATACCGATACCTACATCTATGATGATTGGCAAGAAGTCGTTATCAAATTCACTCGTGAAGGTGAAGAAATAATCTGTTACGCTAAACAAAAAGGAGAATCACCATATATTATAGACTGGGAAACTAACCTTGCAATGAATGCTCGTATTAGTGGAAAAACAGTAGATAAAACCTTTTATAAAAACTTTTAAACCTATGTTAGAAAAAGCCATACAAATAGCCATTGAGGCACACCAAGGACAAACCGACAAAGCAGGAGCACCCTACATTTTACACCTTATCCGTGTAATGAATGCAGGACAAACCGACAAAGCAGGAGCACCCTACATTTTACACCTTATCCGTGTAATGAATGCAGGACAAACCGATAATGAAAAGATTTGCGGTATATTGCACGACTTAGTAGAGGATACTAAATGGACTTTTGAAGACCTCAAGAAAGAAGGCTTTTCAAAAGAAGTTATCAGTGCCTTAATCTGTGTAACCAAACAGCCTAACGAACCATACACTCACTTTATAGAACGCATCAAAACAAACCCATTAGCCATTAATGTCAAACTAAACGACCTAAAAGACAATATGGATATTACACGATTAACATTTATCACTGAAGACGACACACAACGATTAAACAAATATCTCAAAGCATATCATTACCTCTTAAGTGATATAAAAAAGACACCTCAAATATAATTGCGCATTATATTTGAGGTGCTGGGGGTACGGTCTATAGTGGCACGAAGCCACGTACCTCACCTTGTAAAGTTCATAAATACCCTTTACAACACCGCAAAGATACAACAATATTTCTAAATAGCAAAAAAAATATGAAAATTAACAACATCAACATACAAACCACTTACCGCACTTACTTGTTAGATAGCAATTACAAAGACCTTCTTTGCTTTCCCCCTCTCAAAAAACTATCTTCCAACGATTGGGCTGAGTACTATGGCAAAGAGTACGACACCGATAGTCCTAAACTCGATACAATTCAGATCTCTTTATCATTTTTTAGTGAAGCAAACCAGTACGAACCATTCATCAACTTTCTTACGGCTCAAACTTACAATACATTCCATTTTGAAGAACTCAATAAAACATTTCAACTTCGATTAGTATCAGTAAAAAAAGCCAAAAAAGAACAAACGTACATCAGCTATGATATTACTTTTGCTTCCGATTTTCCTTTGGAAGGCTATACATATACCGCCCCCAATGCTACACTACCCACTTCAGACTTCACTATAGACGGCATAGATGTATCCAAATACGGCATTTATCTACTCGAAGAAAACCAAAATACAATCCTAAAAGATTACGAGGTAAAAGAACACCTCACTATCAATAGTACAGCCATTAGCGGGGTGCAATATGCGCAACACACAAACCAATTTAAAGAGCGCACCCTCGAACTACATTGCTACATTTCTCAACCCATTAGCAACTTTTGGCAACTATACGAAGCCTTGTTATACAATCTCACCAAACAAGGCGAACGAGTGATAAAATACACTACATTCCAACCTCAAAATGCTATCTACCAAAAAGCAAGTGTTAAGAACGTTTTTCTTATTCAAAGCACCCTAAAAGTAGAATTTACCATCACTTTTGTACTTACCTAACATCACTTCAAATATTTACTAAATAATTACTAAAACACTATACCAGTGCAAAGAGAAGTCCACCTTACCTTTGCACTGTATTATTTATGCACCAATGAAACTCAATTTTAACGCTACATATATAGACATTATCCCCACTGATGAGAGTTATCGTTACCGCTCTATAATGGGCGAGCATACTCTTACCTTATATTTCTCACTATCCACCTATACCGACATTCCAACTGGTGCGTGGTGCGAGTTTGCTAATGAGCGTTATACTCTTAACCAACCTGCTAAAATCGTAAAACATAACACTCGAAATTTTGAATACACCCTCACTATGGACAGCGAGGGCGCAAACCTCAAAAACTACAAATTTCGCAACCCCAACGATAAAACCCTAAAATTCCCTTTCACCGCCTCACCTCGCTATCACGTGCAAATCCTTGTCGATTGCCTCAATATGATAGATAGCGGTTGGCAAGTAGGTAATTGTATAGAATCCTCTGAAAAACTCGTTTCTTACAATCATAATAACTGCCTCGAAGCATTGGAAATGATAGCCAAAGCCTTTGAAACCGAATACGAAATCATAGGTAAAACCATTCATTTGCATAAGGTAGAGTACTTTAAAAACAATCCCCTACCACTTCAATACGGCAAAGGCAAAGGCTTCAAAACGGGTGTAAGTCGCACTACCGAACAAAGTCGTATCACCCGTTTATACGTACAAGGAGGAGAGCGTAATATTGACCGCTCTAAATACGGCAATAAAGAATTGTTACTACCTAAATCACAAGAATACACATATGAAGGGGTAACATTCGTTTCAGATGACAAAGGGCTATCGATAACAATCAAGAACGCCCAAAATAACGGATTTGTAAATGAGCAAAGCCTCGACCTCTCACACATATACCCCAAACGCAAAGGTACGGTATCAGGTTTTTTTGCAGTAGATATAGATAAACACTTCTACGATATATTTGACGATTCCATACCACAAGCCCTCGATTTCAATACAATGCAAATCAAAGGCGAAAAAATGCTTATCTACTTTGAAAGCGGTATGCTATCAGGGCGCGAGTTTGAAGTGTCCAACTATAACCACGCCGAAAAACGATTCCAACTTGTTCCTAAAGAAGAAGATGGTGTTACTATGCCAAACGATATATTCCGCCCCAATATAGGCGACGAATATTCTGTTTACAATATGCAAATGCCTAACGCATACATCAGCGACAACGTTGTAAAATCAGGTGCAAGCTGGGAGATGATGAAAGAAGCGTGCAAATACCTATACGAAAACCGCACCGACCTCTTTACATTTACTGGTGATTTAGATGGTATATGGGCTAAAAAGAACTGGGCTAATGTAGGAGGTCGCCTCAAAATGGGTGCTTATATTAACTTTTCAGACACTGAATTTCAGCGCACCCCCGTGCCTATTCGCATTGTAGGACTAAAAGAGTATGTAAATAACCCCTACAGCCCACAAATAGAGCTATCCAACAAAGTACAAGGACACTCTTTTGTTTCCGAAATGCGCAAACTCCAAAATCAAGAAGTATATTTTGGAGAACTCAACAAGCGCACACAATCATTAACCAAAAGAAGCTGGCGTGATGCTCAAGAAACTATCAAGCAAATAGAAGCAGCCTTTCCTGAGTATACCAAAAGCATCGTCCCTGCCACCGTACAAACAATGATGGCACTTATAGGCAACAAGTCTACCCAGTTCGATTTTGTAGTCTCAAAAACAAACCCTATAAAAGCACCTCACACACTCTATTTCGATAAAAACACCAAGCAAATCAATGCAGGTAGCGGCTGTCTCAAGCATTTCACCCTTGGTACTACTGATATAAATCCTAATCGTGATGCTAATAGCTATAAGTATTGGAATATTCCCGCTTTCGTATCAGGGCGTTTGGACGATAAAGCCAAAACCTACTACCTATATATTAAAGCAAGCAAAAACGATGAAACCGCTGAATTTATTCTATCCGAAAACAAAATAGATATAGAACAAGAAGCAGGATATTATCATTTCCTATACGCCACTGTCAATTCAGAGTATGAAGGAGATCGTGGTATTGCTAAACTCAATGGATTTACAGAAATCACTGGTGGACAAATCAAAACTGACAAAATAACATCAGGGAACGGACAGCAGTATATACATCTCTTTGATGACCATATAGAAATCAAAGCAAATCTTAAAATAACAGATGGTAATAAAACCGAGATAAAACAACTTGTAAGCCCTGATTTGCTTTCATTGGAGAATAGATTGAAGTCAAGCATTAGAAATATTCAGATTGGTGGACGTAACCTAATCACTGATAGTAAGAACGAGCGTTATAAAGAGTATAAAGGTACGGTAGAAGATTATATCTATTATGGTATAGTAGGAGGTACATTGGAAAAGAATACAACTTATACATTGTCTTTGGAATACAAAAGTGAAAATGTTAGAAGTATTGATTTGTTTTTTATAAACGATGGTATTACTCAAACACCTAATAAAAATATTCCAAATACTAATGGAGAATGGAAAAGGGAAACTTTTACATTTACTACCCAACCTAATTTAAGTCCAAAAGGCTCTATACGTATTGATAACAATGGGAGTGATACGGGTAATGTAACCTCTAAACTTTGGACACGAAATGTTAAACTTGAAAAAGGAAACATCGCAACAGATTGGACACCCGCCCCTGAGGATTTAGAAAGTCAAATATCAACCGCGAAAACCGCTACCGAAGCATACGCACGAGCACAAGCAGAACTCACCAAAGCACAAGCTATTGCAGCAGCAGACGGGAAAATTACAGAAGCAGAGCAAAGACAAATACAACAACTCCAATTGAAACTCCAAGAAGCTAAAAACTTTGCCCAGCAAAAAGTAAATGAGTTGAATATTGGGGGAAGGAATCTAATAAGAGAAACAGCTAATTTTACTTTAAAAGATTTGCCTTTCTATTTACAAGCAAACTATGCAGGTAATGCAGGTATAGTATCTGAAACTTTCAGAGGAAATAAGGTTATTAAACTTATCTATAACTGGCAAGGGTTTCAATGTAGAACGACGTTTGAAAGTAGACCTACAATCATTTCATTTTGGGCTAAAACAAATAAGCAAAATATAAAATTTCATTATATCGTCGGTGTTAGTAAAACTGTTTATTTAGATGGAAATGATTTAATTTCTGATGGTGAATGGCACAGATATACAATATATGGTAGTAATGGTATAGTTACTAACAATAAAGGCGGTAACGGATTTTTGGAATTTAATTGCACATCTGGGAAACATATTGAGGAAGTATACGTATCATCATTTAAAATTGAATATGGCAACAAACCCACTGACTGGTCGCCCGCCCCTGAAGACATCGAAAACAAAGTAGCCGACATCCAAACAGACCTTACAACCGCTATCAACAACGCAAAAGCGCAAATTGAAGCTGAAAAAAGGAACATCGAAAACTCAAACGCACGTATCCAAAAACTCGAAAACAAAACGCAAATATTCAGCGATACACAAATAGACGGCAACGTGGTAGCAACGGGTACACTTATAGTAGGAAATACACAAGGTACAAAAGCAGGTATTACGGGTATGGGAATGACTAATGATAGCATTCGCTTTTGGGCAGGAGAACCCGACAAAACTCAACCTATAGAAACACCACAACAAGCTGAAGAAAGACGTCGTAAATCTGCGTTTTTAGTACAAGAAGATGGAACTTTGATTACTAAAAATATAAAAGCAGAAGGAGGAATAATATCAGGTAGATTAAAAATGACGAGTGGGTCTATATATTCAGGAGATTGGGACGAAAGACAAAACAGAGTAATAAGTGGTAGTGCTTATACAGGGTCTGGAGTAATATACAGAGAAGATGAAAATGATATTCAAGCATTCTTTGGTGGAATAGCAGGTAATACTTATACCGCTACAAAATCTCTTTTATCATTATATAGAAACCCCAAAAAACCTAAGGGAGTAGGAAGTATTGGTAAATTTACTGGAGTAAACATATCAATTCCTCCCAATCCTAATGATGTTATAGATACTATTTCTTATGAGAACAATCGCGCTCAAATAATCAATGGTGATACAATATCTTTAGGTGCTAATGCTCAATTTGAGTACGTTTATAATGGTATTGCTGAAAGTTCCACAATAAAACGTTGGTTGGGAATTACCAATAAATTTGTATTTAGAGATGTAGCTTCCGACCGTCACATAGTCTATTTACCTAACTATTTTGAGGTATTAGAAATTATGCGTAAACTCGGTTTTAATCCTATAGGTAGACAAAGCCTTTCCTTATCTTTTGAACTCACCGTAATTATGGGTGTGTTTGTAGGAAGTAAAATGATAAGACTACAAGGAGTGTCTTCAGGCACTATAATAGATAACAATGGAGGTGCTTACAATGGCGGAGATGGATATATAGATATGGGAAAAGGAGATGTAGTTGTATTGCGCCTATTAGGAGGTGAATATCACGTAGTAAACACACGATTTGAATAAATAAAAATAATCTTAAAATTCAATTAATATGCAAATCATTCAAAAAACAACCCGAATTACTGCGCAAGAAATTGTGCAAGGAGTAACTGTTATGTACTCCTATGAATTTGAAAATGAAACCAATCCTATTGCCGTAGCATTTTCAGCAACTCGCCAGCAAGATGGTGGTTATCCCTATTTGCAAGGTACTGTTACCCCCAACGACTTCAATGTCCAAAACTCAAACTTCCAACCCTCAGACATTGAACTATACAAACAAATTCAAGAAAATTGTACCGCTATCATCAACGGCACAGAAAAACCCGAAAAACCTAAAAACAAACAGTAATCAATGGAAAAAATCTTTGTAATTCTATGGATACTACTCGGTATCTACATTCTCGTACTCCTTATGATATTCGCCGACCTTTGGAGCGGCGTTCGCAAAGCAAAGCGTATTGGTGAAACACGAACTTCCTATGGATATAGGCGTACCATTAGCAAAATGGCACAATACTACAATATCCTAATTGCTTGTACGATTGTGGATAGTATGTACGGCTTGCTATCTTGGTATTTAGAAATCTATTACCAAACCTCATTATGGCTATTTCCTTTTATCACTTTCTTTATGGCAATAGTGCTATGTCTTATCGAAATAAAATCTATACGCGAAAAAGCCGAAGACAAAGTGCGGTTAGACCGTGCAGGACAAGTTGTTCAGCAAGTGTTTATCAATCGTGATAACTTAGAGGAAGTCGCTAAAACCATCTCTAATTATATGAATGAAAAGGCTGAACAGTCCGAAACATCTCAAACCTCTAATAACGAACAACAATGACACCGAAAGAATTTATAAAGCAGTACAAACCTTTTGCACTCGAAACAGAGCGCAAAACGGGTATTTCTCATCTCTTTACGTTGGCACAAGCGGCGTTGGAGAGTGGTTGGGGAGAACGTGGCGTTGGTAATAATTTTTTCGGCATAAAAGCCGCCAAAGACACACCCGCTAATAATAAACAATTGTTTAAAACTACTGAAGTACTTAATGCTCCAAACTTAGGATATAAGTTTCCGCAAGTGATGTCTATATATCAATTATCGAGTGGTAAGTACAAGTATGAAGTGAAAGATTGGTTTAGGAAGTACGACACGCCCGAAGAATGCTTTACCGACCACGCTCAATTCTTTTTCAAAAACAAGCGATATGCTAAAGCGTTGCTTGTGAAAGCTGACCCTTACAAGTTTGCTGAAGAAGTAGCAAAAGCAGGGTATGCTACCGCTACTAACTATGCAGATAGTTTAAAGAAAATTATCAAAATGTTAGAGAGTTATGAGTAGAATAGTAATGTTATTATTAGCGTTCCTTACCTTGATAGGGTGCAGGACACGCAAAGAGGTAGCCAATACAGAGCAAAAGCAAGTCCAAAAAGAGCGTATTATAAAGTACAAGGATAGTACGGCTCTTTTTCAGCAAAACACTCAAACCCTGCAACTCGATACATACGTCTCACAAGAGTACGAGGTAACAGTAGAGAGCGATAAGGATAGCGTGGGTAATAGCAAAGAATTAGTGTATTATCGCATTCGCGACGGCGATAATGAAACTATAAGGGTAAGTGGTGGAAAGGTGAAGATTACGACTAAAAACATCCTATCTAATAGCCAAATAGTGGCGAATACTACCCTTGATAATATAACTAAGGCTAACACTTATTTTATAGCGCAAAGGCACTCGGAAACGGCTTTTTCTCATAAAACAAAAAACGTAAAAAGTTCCTATTTATACCTTATAGCTATTATCGTAGCACTATTGATAGCCTTTTACTTTATACGAAACAAACTTAAACGCTTTTTGAAGTGAATATATTCTTAGTTTAACACCGAAAACGCCTCTTTATAGGGGCGTTTTTGTATTACTAAATAATTACTAACTTTTTCCTAAATAGCAAATATACAATCTACAACGCCCCTCCGTACCTTTGCAAAAACAAAAAATATTGTACATCTATGGTAGATAAATTTTTACAATCACTCAAAACCAAGTATGCGCACTTGGGGTTGGAAGAATCAGTTTTAAAAGCTATAGCCACCCGATTGGTTACAGCGGTTAAAGGAGAAAACGAAATCGAAAACGCCGTCCAAGGAGTTGAGGAAGAAGTTAAGCTATTGCAATCAGTAGCCGACAAAGGGCGAACCAGTCTTACAAAAGCTGAAGAGGCTCGCAAGAAATTAGAGAAAGAACTCGAAGAAATGAGGGCTAAATCTAATCCAAATCCTCAAAACCCACCTACTCCCTCCACAGAGCCTAAACCTGATGAAATGCCAGAGTGGGCAAAGGGTCTTTTGGAAACTGTAAAAAAACAAAATGAAACCATTGCAGCGTTCCAAGCTGAAAAGCTACAACAAAGTGCTAAAGAACGTTTCCTAAACCAACTCAAAACGCAGGGGGTGTCAGAAACATTCTACAAACACCACTTAGGGCGTGCTTTCAAAGACGATGAAGAAATGAACGCCTTTGTAAACGAACTAAAAGCCGATGAACAAGCATTTTTGCAAACGCAAGCAAATGCAGGGCTTTCTTCACACTCAAGACCTATTGTAGGAGGTGGATTGAAAGAAAATGAACCTTCCGCAGAAGTACAAGCATTATTTAAAAAACAATGAAACAGATAACTAAACAAACCGCAGGTAGGCAAATAGTTGTTTTTGACCAAGTATTAGCCACCCTCCCAGCTGGGGTACATATTAACGCTACTGAAGCTAAAAAACGCTTTACAGATGGCGTAGTACCCGCAGGTACGCTCCTTGTCCCTCATACTGACGGGACTTACAAGCCAGTGAATGAAACTTTTTCAGACACCAACATTGCTACAGCCGTAGGACTTACAGCTGAAGACATTGCTATTGACGATTTTCCTATGGTAGCTGTAGTTTTATCGGGTACTGCCCGCACTGAGGCTTTGCCTGATAAAGAAAAAGCAGGTGTAGGATTTATGAAAAAAGTCCTTACCCGTATCACTTTTTATTAATCTTTAAAACAACAAACAAATGGCAAATACAATTAATGCTGTAAACATCGTGCCCGAATTTCGTGAAGCTGATTTGCAATTCGTGGTAAATAACAATCCGTTAGGCGACTTGCAGTATCGTAATTATTTCCCTTTGAAGTTCAACACAACCTTAGATTGGGCTTCTATTGAGAAAAATACCGATAACAAGGTTGCTGCTGAAATTGTGGCTATTGGCTCAAAATCTCCACGTAAAAGTCGTGATTTTGTAGAAAAAGTAAAAGGGGAAATCCCTAAAATTGAAGTAGCCCGTGATATGACTGAGCGCGATACTATCCGTTTGGATAATATCCGTGCAATTTCAAATCGTTATGGGGGTAAAGATTCAAGTGCTTACAAAGAACTTCTAAAATCTATTTATGAAGACCCTATCTTTTGTGTCAATGGGGTAAACGCTCGTTTGGAATTACTCGCTAAACAAGCCGTTTCTAAAGGAGAATATACACTTATGGCAGGTGCTAAAGTAAAATTTGGTGTGGGTACTGAAAACACTGCAAAAGATTGGTTTTTACCAGCCAATGCAGCTACATTTGACCCTATCGCTGACTTTAGAAAAGTACAAGAAGAAGCTGTTAAGAAAGGATTCCGTTATGCTTATGCTATTATGGATAGACCTACATTCTTCCAAATGGTAAAATCTACAAGCGTAGTGAAATTTACAGCTTCCTTTGCTCAAAACGCACTTAACGTAGCACAAGAGCCTACTTTGGCACAGCTTAATGAGACACTAAGAGCGCACGGACTTCCTGAAGTAATAATTTGGGAAAGCTATGTAAGTGAAGAAGCTAAGTCAGGTGTTAAAACCACTACCAGTGGTTGGGAATTGGGTAACATTCATTTTACTGACAATACTCAAGTAGGTGAAACTTATTACACCATAACACCTACATTTAGCCGTAAAGACGAAACTACTACTAAGGTAGTTTCCGATAGCTTTATTTTGGTGAGTACTTGGGCGGAACAAGACCCTGAAATGCTTTCAACAAAGGCAACAGCTTTTGCTACTCCAGTACTTAACAATGTAAGTCGCAAGCTCATTTTGAAAACCAAATTAAGCTAATGATGACCGCACAAGCGTACATAGATGAAAAACTTAAACTATGGAACGTGGAATACCCCACCACCCTACTCATTGCAGAAATGCAACGAGTAGGATTGGGGCTTTCTGATGAGTTCAACGAGGAGAACGAACGAAAGACAAAATTGTTTTTCTACAATCTCATTCCTGAACTCTTATTGCGCCCAGTGTCCTTTTCTGAAGGTGGTTTATCTTTTTCTTACGACAAATCGGCTATTACTGCCTTTTACAATTTGCTTTGTAAGCAGCTCGGTAGAGATAATTTGTTAGAAGTCAAAGCCACCGTAAGAGATATTACCAACTTATTCTAAAATACTGCAAGGAAATGAAAATATACCCGTACCTATTAAAGGTGAAAGTATCACAATCCCCTACTATTGATGAAAATGGTATACCTACCTATCCAAGCGACCCTATTGAGTGGCAAGAGATAGGCGTATGTCGTGATGAGATAGCAGGAGCAGGGCAAAAGATAAGCAAAGTAGATGGTCAAATATTTGAATGTACCGCTACTATCTATGCTCCCAAAGATACACCAAAAATAGAAGCGGGTACTACCTTGCAAGTAGTAGATATAGAGGGGAATATTCGCCTCGAAAAGCAAGTAATACGATTTTCAAGAGATTACTTTCATTGCCGTATATTCGTATGATAACACCACAATTCAATTCCAACGATATAGAACGTATATTGCGTGAGAAAATAGAAAAGTATCACCAAAAAGTAATACGCATATTGAAGTATGTAGGAGAAATGTGTATCAACGAAGCACGGACAAATGGTAGCTATCAAGACCAAACGGGCAACCTCCGTTCATCAATAGGTTATGTAGTACTACAAGACGGCAAAACCATTGAAAAAGGAGGTTTTAAACTCACTAAGTCAGGAGGTAATGGACAAAAAGAGGGCGAAATGTTCATCAATAAGGTAATATCTCAATACCCAAAAGGTTTTGTACTGGTAGTAGTAGCAGGAATGAAGTACGCTGCTTATGTAGAAGCACGCAATTACAATGTACTTTCATCAGCTGAATTATTAGCCGAAAAAGAAGTGCCTAAACTCCTAAAAGCATTATCGCAATGAAAAAAACAGCCTCACAAATAGAAGCCGACCTATATAAGTACTTTAAGGATAAGATAAATCCCCTTATCAATGGGCAAACATACCGTAGTGGTGTACGCCCCTTGAACTCACAAAAAGAGGATTGTGTAATATCATTCCTTACTGGGTTAGACGGTCAATATCAAACGGGGGTGATTAACATCAATATCTTTGTCCCTACGGTCAAAAATAACGATAATCAGTATAGGAAAAACTTTGTACGTTGTGAAGCTATTGAGCAGGCTTTAATGCCTATCATTGAAGAAGCAAAAACAGCCTTACACAATTACAAGTTGCAACTTCATCAGATGATACAAACTTTTGAGGACACGGATATTAAGCAGTTTTTCATCAACGCAAAAGTAAAATTTAGGTATAACACATTTAATAATTAAAAGATTATGGCATACGTAGATAACAACGCCACTGCTTGGGGCGAAATAGAATTTAAGTTTGGTGCGCCAGGAGCAGGAGGCGCAATGGGTACTGTACTCAAAACATTGGGTATCGTCAAAGAAGATAGTTTTTCTTTTGAAACAGAAGACGGTAAAGAATTAGAGTGGAAAGCTATTGGCGGTAAAATTATCGACCGAATGAAAGGCGAACCTACTTTGAAAGTAAAATGTACCGTTAAAAACCTTAACAAGGCATTGCTTTCTGAAATTTGGGATATTGAAGAGTCAGGAGATAAACTCATCATCAAGTCTTTTGTCTCTACTAAAAAATTCTCTTTTTCTATTGTTCCAAAAGTGTCAGGAGCAGAAAAGATAGATATGTTCTACTGCTCTGTAAGTGGTAAACTCACCCATACTGAAGACAGCGGCTACAATGTAGAAGTAGAAATCACCATCCTTAATGGTGGTAAAGGATTTTTATCAATCGAAAAAGTAGCGTAACCTATGGAAGAGCAAGTAGCACAAACTCTACTTGAAGAACCTACAACAGTAACCATTGGGGGCGAAGCGTATAAAGTCGCTCCGCCCTCTATTTTTACACTCGTAAGGGCTTCAAAGTACATCAGCAAAATACCCACCGACACCATTAGTGAGGGGAATATATTCGGATCAATCATACACAATGCTGAAGAGTATGAAAATATAGCGTGGGCTATATCAGTAATTGTATTAGGAGATGATTTTACCGAAGTAGAAACTTACCCTAAATGGCAATTTTGGCGTAAAAATAAAAACATAACTAAAGGCGAAATACTCGCCAAAAAGCTAATGAAAGCCCCTATTAATGAAGTATCAGACGCTTTTTTTAAAGTGTTAGGACAAATGGATATACGCGCTTTTTTCGTCATTACCACTTCCCTCAAAGGAATGATGATAACCAAACCGACGAAGGAGGTGGTGAACGAAACGACAGTATCTGGGGACTTGTAGGCTCATTCGCTAAACAGTACAGACTACCTTTTGACTATGTACTGAAAAAAATGAGTTATGCCAATGTAATGCTTTATAGTGCTGTTATCCCCTCTTATGATTATGATAAGGATAAAGACACAAAAAAAGCACCTCAGAAATCAGAAAAACGTACCAATTATGGGGATTTTCTCAAAGGAATAAAACAATTCACCCAATAATGCGAGATTTACCCACAATCTCGCATTATTATTTTAAAAACTAAATCTTATGCAACCACAAGACGGGGCTCTATTATTCCAAGTAAGAGCCGACCAATCACAGATACAAAAAGATGTCGAGGCTATCAAAAAGCAATTCGAGCAAATGACAAATAAAGCCGTTGAAGAGGGCAAAAAGCAGGCTAATGTATGGCAAACCCTCCTCAAAGGTGCAACCGCCTATTTCACACTACAAGGGGCACAATCATTCATTAGTCAAATGGTAGCCGTACGATCACAATTTCAGCAACTCGAAATATCTTTTGGCACTATGCTCAAAAGTAAGGAAAAGGCTAACGAATTAATGGCACAAATGACAGAACTTGCTGCAAAAACACCTTTCGGATTGGAAGAAGTATCAGAGGGCGCAAAACGACTGTTAGCTTTTCAAGTCCCTGCCGAGGAAGTAACCGAAACCCTCCGCCGTATGGGTGATGTCGCTGCGGGATTGGGTGTGCCTATGGAACGACTGATACATGTGTACGGGCAAGTGAAAGCGCAAGGGCGGATGTTCACAAATGACTTGTATCAGTTTATGAATGCAGGTATTCCTATGATCTCCGAGTTAAGTAAGGCAGTAGACAAGAGTGAAACTGAGATAAAGGAAATGGTAGCAGAAGGCAAAATTGGTTTTGCTGAAGTACAAGCCGTTATCAAGAATATGACTGATGAAGGAGGCACTTTTTACAACCTTATGGACGCACAAAGCAAATCATTAAGCGGTCAAATATCCAATTTGCGTGATAATTTTGACCAAATGCTTAATGAGATAGGTAAATCAAGCGAGGGGATTGTATCGGGGGCGATAAAAGGCGTGTCTTTCTTGGTAGAAAATTATGAGACTATCGGCAAACTCATCGCTGGGCTTATCGTTTCTTATGGAACGTATCGAGCAGCACTTATCGCTACAGCCGCTGTACAGCAAGTAGTAGCAGCGCGTACAGCAGGAATGACCGTTGCCGAAATGGCTCATTATACGTGGTTAGTGCTTGTTGAAAAAGCCCAAAAACTTCTCAATCTTACAATGCTTGCTAACCCTTATGCTCTTGCCGCTGCTGCATTGGTAGGATTAGCTACCGCCTTATGGTCTCTTAAAGAAAGTACAGATGCTAATGCTGAAGCAACCGAAAGACACAATCAACTACGCAAGGAACAAGCGGATGCTATTGATGAAGAGAAAAACAGAATTAGCAACCTAATATCTACTATTCAAGACGAAACTAAATCTTGGAATGAAAGAAATAAAGCTTTTTTAGCACTTAGAAATAGTACAGATGGAGTTCTGAACAAGTATAGCACGCTAAATCAGATGTTGCGTGAAATGTCTCAGGTTCTAAAAGATATTAATGGTCGTTATGAGACTATGAATGAAAAAATGTCTCGTGATGCCGTTAAGAAAACTAACGACTTGATTAAATCAAAAGAGGAACAAATTAAGAAGTTAGAAGAAGAGATAAAACGAACTGCCAGCAGCGACCGCCGTACCGCTCTTAGAATGGATATAGCAAACATTAGAAAGGGTATTGAACAAGATGAACTTCTAAAGCAAAAACAAAAAAGGGAAGTCGTTAAAAATGATGTTAGCAACTATGAAAGCGCACTTTCAGGCAAAAGCCTTGAACAAATACAAGCAGAAAAAAAATTAATCATAGAAGCCTATAATCTAAGAAAAAAACAAGCAAAAGACTCTATCGCTAATCACTCTATTGCAAAAATAGACAGCAACAACCCTTATTTAAAATACGAATGGAATGAACTCGGAATGTTCAATGAAGCAACCGAACGACAAATCAAACTCAAACAGCAGGAGAATAAACAAATCTATGACAAAAACAAACTACTTGCCGATAGTGCTAAATACGAAAAAGAAATAAATGCACTTCAACGCAAAAACATTAAAGACGACAAAGATTTTGCCGATATAGAGCAAAAAGTAAAAGCCAAAGAAGAGGTAGATAAAATCCTTGAGAGCAAATTCGGATATAAAAAATCAGGCGCAAAAACCGCTAAAACCATCAAAAACTCCCTCCCAGAGTTCGACACTGAAAAAGCCCAAAGAGATCACAACCGACAAATTCAAGATGATCTTTTTGCACGTGAAGAAGCTCGCATTAAGATAATGCAAGACGGGGCGGACAAACGCCTTGCTATCATACAATTGGAATACGACAAGCAAGAAGAGGAAATCAGAAGGCGTTCAGAAGACCAGTTAGCCGCATTCATCGAAACCGAAAAACAAAAAGCCGAAGCGCAAGGCAAATGGAAAAAAGGACAAGATTTTGACACCAATACCGAAGCTATCAATGCCGAAAAAGCCCGCCTTGCTGAAAATGAAAAGGTGCTTTTAGCTGATAATGCTGAGTACCAACGTATGCAGCAGGAACAAGTGTATAAGGACTTGTTAGAAAAGTATCAAACCTATACCGACCAGCGCAAAGCTATTGAGGAGAAATACAATGCCGATATAGCCGCCCTACAAGCTAAATTAGGGGCAGATGCGCCACAAGTCAAAAAAGCGCAAGACGAAAAGGCTCGTAAACTCAAAAAGTTAGATATACTCTACAAAAAAGAGGGTACAGCTATTGCTAAATTGTTCGACAACCTACGCAAAAAGACAGTCAAGGAAATACGCCAAACCATAGCAGAGGCAGAAGCTGAAATTGACCAGTTAGCAAGTAACCTTGATATGGGCGACAAAGACAACGTGGAATATATCCAAATCCTACGCCAGCAACTCGAACAAACAAGAGACACCGCTGATCGAAGTGATACGGTATTTGGCAAACTTGGTACAAATATCAAAAATCTATTCAAAGCCAAGCCCAACACCGCTGAATGGCAGGAAGCGTTCAATGGTATGCTGTCGTCAGCGCAATCAATTACTGGACAATTTGGACAGTTAGGCGACGAATTTGAGCGATTGGGGCAAAGTACAGGAAACTCATCATTAGAAAAATTAGGACGTACTTTACAAAACACAGCAAATTTACTTAATAAAACTCTTTCTTTTGCACAAATGGGTGCAAGTGTAGGAGGGGGCTGGGGTGCTCTTATTGGTGCTGTTGTAGGTTTAGGAGTAGGAGGTTTAGAGGGAGCGGCAAAAGAACGTTTAGCTCACGAAAAAAAACTACAAGAAATAGCTCAGTCAAAAATAAACCAACAGAATGAATATAACCGACTACTTTGGGAAGAGAAGATGTTACACAAAGAAAATACATCTATATTCGGCACGGAAGACATCAATAACGCTTTGAGTGATTTAAAAGAATACAACAGGCTGTGGGACGATTTAGAGCGCAGAATGGGTTTTAATCTAAAAAAACGTTATGAGGACGCTGGCACAAGTTTCCGTAGTTATGGATATCGGTCACCTAACAGGGAAAGCGATGATTATCTTGGTTTAGAGAATATTAAAATTGCAACAGATAGTTATACTACAGGAGCTTGGCTTTGGAAAAAGTCTCATACTGAATATAATAGTCTACTTTCAGTGTATCCACAACTAATTAATAAAGCGGGGGAATTTGATGTAAGATTAGCCAAAAGCATTGTTAATAACAAAGAGTTTGAAGGAACAGGGAAACAAGCTCTACAAACCATCATACAACAATACGAACAAGCGTTAGAATCACAAAAAAAGTTTGATGAATATCTTAATAAAACATTTGGGGAAATGGGGACATCTATAATAGATAGTGTTGTTGATTCGTTAAAAAAAGGAGAAGACGCTTTTGAAAACTTTTCTAAGTCAGTAGGTAACATTATTAGCAAACTCGGTAAGCAGTTGATGTATGAGTTGTTTGTTGCGAAAGATTTTAAGGAATTTCAAAAGAAAATGCACAAAGTAGCGGGAGATGGAAATGTTAGTAGTGAAGAATATGCTAATGCTACTGCGAATCTTATAGCAGAATTTTCCAGTAGGATGAAAGGCAAAATCGGTGAAATGCAACAATTTTTTAAGAATTGGAACGAGATGAGTAGTAATTTAGGTTACAACTTTCTAAATGAACAACGCCAAGCAGTAGAAAAAGGTTTTGCACGAATGAGCCAAGATAGTGCCGATGAATTAAATGGACAATTTAGATTGCAAACCCAGTTAAGTGCCGAAATAAAGAATGCTGTTTTACAAACCACTAACTTCATTAGAGAAATGCACGAATCTATGCAAAGCAATGCCGCTCAACAACTAAGACACCTTGCGGGGATAGAAGCTAATACTTACAAGTTAAACAAAATGGAAATAGACCTTGCAGGGGTTAAAAAAGGTATAGATGAACTCACTACCAAAGGAATAAAAATGCGTACATAAAAAAAGCCCTCGTAATGAGGGCTTTTATCATTTTTACCAATCATCTTTATCTTGTTTTTTTACACTATTTACTACATTTTGTACTAGTGTGTTAAAAAACATTTCAATACTTTTCTTTGAACTTTCATCTTTTAATTTACCTTCTTTATTAAAAGTGCTATAAGTTCCAAACATTCCCCCACCACCAACTAATGAATAGGTATTGTTATTATTAAAACTATCTCCTTTTGTTTTTCCTATAATAGGGGTATTTATTCTAATTTTATTATCTTTAAAATCTATGGTCATAGTGTATTCTAAATCAAATTTACGATTACAACCTCCCATAAAATTACCATAGCAAATGCCATTTTGTTCAATTCCATTAATAGAAATTATCTTCCCCTCAACCTTACTTAATGCATCTTTGGCAGACACATAATGACTCGTAAGAGCAGTAAGAACACTAACATATAATTCACTAGCTGTTTTTCCTTCAAAATTATAAACAAGGTAATTTTTGCTTTGGTCTTTTTCATCGACCATTCCGTCCTTTGTTAAAATAAATTGGCTAAATCCTATATAAGGAATTAAAGCCATTAGTAATAATACAATTCTTTTCATTGGTATATTAGTTTTAAAAAAGTTTCTGTTGTTTAGGGATTTGTATATGTTGCTTGTATTTTAAAATCTTATAACTATCCTTAGTAATAAGATGAGTATTAATTTCTCTATCATAAAATTTAGTAATCTCTAAATCAACAAGCATACAATCCCCTTTTGAAAATTGCTCACCATTGTCTATAATCTTAATCATTTCTTCATCTTCCATTTTGGCGGATATTTTTTGATTTTGAAAAACAAAGTCCCATTTTAAATCTTTGGTAAAACTTGGGCGAATGATTAATATTTTCTTATCGGTAAGCACTTCCTTTATGGGCTCTTTTGAGACCCCCTCTAAATCATCTAATTTAGTAGCAATAAGAGGAAAATCGGTGTGAGAGATGTAAGTATTTACCTTGTTGGAGTTGAAGCTAAAGCCTGAAACATCGGGGCTTTTTTCTAATACACTAAATTGTTTGGCTATGTTATCTCTTACATATCTATTATCATTATAGATATTAAAAACATTATTCTGAACAATAGTAATATCGCCATTGATATTGGTTACTTCGGTAGTATCGCCTTTGGGTTCAATTTTTGTAGGTTTTTTGCCGTTTAACGATTTAGCAAGGGAGTACAAACCGCCTACTATTGTTACTATAGCAGCACCATAAGTTACATTTTGAGATGAAAAAAGCGACTCTAATAGTTTTTCCACAAGCTCAATATGTATCTCAAAACTACCCTTTTCTAATGCTTTTATTTTTACCTCAATATTCTTTTCTGTCTGTAAACTTCTATTTACTTCCTGAATGATGTTAGAAGTGTGCATAAGGCAACCTATTAGTGTTTCCACGTCTACTTCGTGCCTTTCACTATCAAATATTATTTTAAAATCGTTGTCTTTCATTACTCACTTGTATATTTTCAAGGCAAAGATAGTAATAATTTTTCATATTCAAACTAACAGATATTTTTTCTATATCTGTATTTCTAATTGTTTCAACCTCTCACGTTCCTTTTTAGCCTTATTCACTTGGTAGATAGCTGTTGTATTTTGGTTAGTGTGCGAAGCTAAAAGCATAGCCGTATCGCTGTCCAAATTATCAAGCATATAGTGTTTGAGGGCGTAAAAATCAGCTTCAATACATAATTTATCCTTTACGTGTCGCTTCCAAAAGCGTGTAACAATCTCGGTATGCCCCATTTTCTTATTAGGAACAAAATCAAGTGCAAAAAGATAGTCGTTATCACTTTTACACTTACTGCATATCTCTTTCCAAAACTCTAATGCAGGGGATAATATCACCTTTGTACATCGTTTGTACTGCCCACCCTTTTCAAGGAGTATTACAAACTCCTGCTTTTCTAAATCTACATCTTTGCGTTGTAATCTAAAAAGTTCGGTATTACGCGCCCCTGAATATAGGAAGATCATCATATACCTATAAAAATCAGGATTGATAAATCGTACGTGATTTTTTACTTTTATGAGTTCGTCAGCAGTAAGTATAGTGCGGACTTCTTTAATCACCTTTTTAGGGTATATATCTCTGGTAATATTAGCCTCACAACATTCATATTCTATCAACTCACGGTATAAGCTGGAGAAGTATATCACGAACCTATTGTAATATTTGTCGGATAATCGCAACCAGTCGAGCATACGCTTCAAATCTACCCTGCGCAAGTCCTTTATTTTAACTGTCTGCAAATCGAGGGCTTCGCACGCCTTTTCAAGCCTATTAATAGCGCATTGTATTTCGTATAGGTGCTTTTTAGTACCTACTTTTATTTCCAATGCACGCCTAAAAGCCTCAATAAAGTGCAATTCAGGATAAAGTCCCTCCTTGTGAACCTGTACGTACTTTTTTAATATAGGGTTAAAACCATTATTAAGTTGATGAGGAATGTTTTTAAGAAGAAAAGAAATCATCGCCTTTCGTTCATCTATAGTATTAGGTCTGTTAGCCTTTTTTCTATAAGGGAAGCCTTTGGGATATTTTTTTTCAAAACGAGGGTCAAAGAAAACGCATTGCACGTACCAATCTTTATCCAAGTCTTTTTTAGTAGCTTTTTGCCAGTTGGTGGGGGACACCCATAGTTCGGAGTAGCTACACCCATCGAGTGTTTTTGTAACCATAATGTAATTATTTTAGATTGACGTTTACCTTGTCGATTTTGAATAATTACAAATGGGATTATCGTACTAAAAATAAAAGGTAACGCTTTGAGTGGAAGTGCGTTACCTTTATTGCTCCCCCTACTGGACTTGAACCAGTGACCCTCTGATTAACAGTCAGATGCTCTAACCAACTGAGCTAAGGAGGAATATTCTACTTGTTTTTTCTTAATTGCGGTGCAAAGGTACAACTATTTTTGAAACCTGCAAATTTTTAGGAAGATTTTTTTAAAATATTTTTTGTGTTAGCAGTTAAGATGTTTATTATCAATGGTTATTGAGAAGTGTGGTTCGTACCATTAGATAATGAGAAAGAGGGCTGTATAGACTTTGTTAAAGTCGATACAGCCCCCTTTTATTTTGGTATTACTTGTTATTTACAAAGTAGTGATAGAACCACGGAATGGTTTCAATACCTTTGAGGAAGTTGAAAATACCATAGTGTTCGTTAGGCGAGTGGATGGCATCGCTATCTAAACCAAAACCTAAGAGAATTGATTTGCTACCCAACTCTTCTTCAAAAAGGGCTACAATAGGGATGCTACCGCCTGAACGCACGGGTATAGGTTCCTTGCCGAAGCTCGCTTGGCAGGCTTTTACTGCTGCTTGGTAAGCAGGCGTATCGGTAGGGGTTACATAACCTTGTCCGCCGTGGTGAGGGGTTACTTTCACGCGTACTCCTGCAGGAGCGATGCTCTCAAAGTGTTTGGTGAAGAGTTCGGTAATTTCGTGGTTGTCTTGGTTAGGCACCAAGCGCATTGATATTTTAGCATAAGCCTTACTTGGGATCACGGTTTTGGCTCCTTGCCCTGTATAGCCGCCCCAAATACCATTTACATCAAGGGTAGGACGTATAGAGGCGCGCTCGGTGGTGGTATAGCCTTTTTCGCCATATACTTCATCGATATCTAAGGCTTTCTTGTAGGCTTCGAGTGAGAAAGGAGCTTTTGCCATTTCATCGCGTTCGGCTTGAGAGAGTTCTTCAACTTTGTCGTAGAAATGCGGAATGGTCACGCGGTTGTTCTCGTCGTGCAAAGAAGCAATCATCTTAGTAAGCACATTGATAGGGTTCGCTACCGCACCACCGTATAAGCCAGAGTGCAAATCGCGGTTGGCACTGGTAACTTCTACTTCCACATAGCTAAGTCCGCGTAAGCCCGTAGTGATAGAAGGGGTATCGTTAGCCAGCATACCGGTATCGGAAATGAGGATGATATCGTTTTTGAGTTTTTCGTGGTTGCGTTTTACGAACCAGCTCAAACTTTCAGAACCTACTTCTTCTTCACCCTCGATCATAAACTTCACATTGCAAGGCAATACGTTGTTTTTCACCATATATTCAAGGGCTTTCACGTGCATAAACATTTGCCCCTTGTCGTCACAAGCCCCACGAGCGAAGATAGCACCATCGGGGTGGATATCGGTTTTTTTAATCACAGGCTCAAAGGGGTCGGATTCCCAAAGCTCGATAGGGTCGGCGGGTTGTACATCGTAGTGCCCATATACCAATACGGTAGGTAGGGCAGAGTCGATAGTTTTTTCGCCATAGACGATAGGGTAGCCAGGGGTTTCACATATTTCTACCTTGTCGCAACCAGCCTTTTCTAAGGCATTTTTTACGGCATCGGCGGTGTTGAGCACATCCTGAGAATAGGCAGCATCGGCACTAATAGAAGGCATTTTGAGCAGTTCTATCAGTTCCGCAATAAAGCGGTCTTTGTTTTCGTTGATATAATTTTTTACTGAATCCATTATGTATCGATTAACAATTTACAATTAATAATTAACAATTTTACATACCTACAGCGGGGGTAGGTTGTTTTTTATCGAAGAAGCCTTCGGGGAATTTAGCTTTGCTTAAAATTTCTTTAGCTTGAGCTAATTTTTCTACAAAAAAAGGTTCTTTACTATAATCTTTGTCAGATTTTCCAATAGAAATGGTTACTTTTGATCCAAATTTTTGTGTTAGTTCTTTTTCTAATTGTGTTTTTTCTTCTTGTGTCAT